CTGTATCTTATCTGACTTTCCAAACCTCACAAGATCTCCAATTTTGTCGGGGCACCAATAAGACTCTCATTAACACTGGTCCATAATTGTGACGACATACTAGTATTAATTCTAGCAGATAAACCTATAGACTCCATAACGTAGTTATATCCCCCAGACTTGGTTTGAACTTTGTTCCATAATCCATTATCGTATATTAAGGTTTGAGAATCAAAAATAAATAAATAATAAACCTTCTTCTCATTTTCGGCGGGGACAGAAGACCAATCCTGGTCGGCTTTAGCAAGACACACATAATACTTAGCACTATTATCCACTACGCTAGATATCATGGCATCTAAGGTTTGATATTTGCCTAGTCTGGATCCAGAGAAGGTTAGTGTGTTATTTGCGTACACTCCAGACTTGATAGAGAAACTCTCGCCTGACTCTAAAGACATGTCTACGCTGATGCTATGGCTTCTATTAGGCTGCCAGTCGTTTATCAAACCATTCTCTGTGAAAGTGTTGGCGATAAGTTCTTCTAGAAATTCGCTGGTACAAGGAAGGCGATAAACACTATGATGTATTTTTAGTTTACTTGTCAAACCTTCAATGAGGATTTGCTTAATGTTATCTAGCACAATCTATTATATCCTATGTCGGGATATTAAGCAAACATAGATATTACATCCAGTTAGACATTAGTGTGTGTGTCACACATGTTATGTCTTATAGTGGTTTGGTATTTCTATTTTCGGCTTTGTTAATTCCCGCGGAAATTTAATCTCATATGATGATATAATTTGTTTACTATGATGACAGTAGAAGACTGGGCGCGATTAATACTTACAATTCTTTCAATACTTGGTATTGTCGGTGGAGGAATTCGTTGGCTCGTAAAGCATTATTTAAACGAACTTAAGCCGAATTCTGGATCCAGTTTAAAAGACTCCGTTGACCGATTAGAAAAAAAGACTGACCAATTGTTTGATCTTTTGCTTGAACACTTTAAAGATCATTCTAAAAAATAACTCTTTATATATAATATATAAGATATCTTAAAAACCTTATTTGCTAGTTATTTTTTTCTTTATATTTTTAAGTATACACTATCAATACCCTGGATTTTACAGTTTATACAGCAGCCAACATAACTATTTGATAACAATTATTTTTATTGTCTGGTTTATAACGTTTTGTTACAATTTATACTGTTTATAACGTTTTGTTATAATATGTCCTATTTGTCCTAATACAATGTTATAATTTTTACGCTGGCACCTAGATTCTAACCCCCACCCCACTGCGTCTAGGTGTCCAGTTTTATTTAATGGTATAATCAATTATCATGTGTGCTCCTACAATAGAAAAATATGGCGCCTCGCCAGCAAATATCCAATGGACAGTAGTCCGTGGAGACACAGCAACCCTGCTTGTACAGTTTTTAGAGGATGATGAAATAACCCCTTTTGACTGCGACGACTGGACGTTTAGAGCAACTGCCTACGATCCAGTGGGAAATGTATTAGATAACTTAACTGTAACTGTTGATGATAATGAGGCAACAATTACGGCCCCCGCATCAGTCACAGAGGACTGGGGCACAGGATATAATCAGGTAGCAGCAGAGTTAAGATTTGACCTTGAGGTAATTATAGAAGGTGGTAGCGGACCAAATGCAGACACAGTTTGGACTCCAGTTATAGGAACCATATGTGTTTTAAGTGATATGACGCCAGGTTTATAATGCCAATAGTAAAAGTTTCAAACCCTACACCACTTCTCCCGCCAGTAATAAAAATTGGCAAAAAAATATTTAAAACTAAAATAAAGTAGTTAGGATAAGTCATGGCTAAAAGCATGGACTTTCCTCAAAAGAAAAAATACCTAGAAACGATCCAAGAAGTTAGAACAACTGAGTATATTGCCGTTCCTGGAATTACTGGAGAAAAAGGTGATGTGGGGCCAGCAGGTCCACAAGGAGAACGCGGACCAAAGGGCGATAAAGGTGATAAAGGTGATATTGGTAGACAGGGTCCACAAGGAGAGCGTGGAGAGCCAGGAAGGGCAGGGGATGGATATGATAGCCCATCTGGTCAGTATCCTGGCTGGGCTTATTATGCAAATAAAAGTACGCAAACTTATAGGCTGGGTCCAGAAAGAGGAGAAGATGGTTGGGTAAGTTTTTTCTTAGATATAGACGAATCAAAAACCATTCAAACTTATTTACCAAATAAATCTGTTTCCTTATTAAACACAACAGCAAATAACATAAATTTAAAAACCTTGAAGATTGGGGCTAAAGTAGAAATTAGATATGATTTTTCTTTAGAGACCTATGCTCCGAATACAGAGGTTTGGATCAGAACTCTTTTACGAGATGAGGATCTTTCTCCAACTGGATACGTTGGTTTAGTCAAGTATCAGTACTCATATGATATCTCATATTGTCAAACCATTTTTATTAATAGCGATAAAATTAAAAACTATGGAGGACAACCTCAAATCAGAACTGACAACGAAAGTTCTTTTATTTTAAAAGGTATCTATGTGTCAGTGTCTTAGTGGTATAATTAAGCAGGAGGACTAATGGCATTTCCAGGCACATATAATTTTAATTACTACCGTGGTGATAGGTATGAATTTGTAATCCGTCCAAAAACTGCAAACGGTGGGGCTTTTGATTTAACAGGCTACAGCGCAAACTTTTTTGTTGCTAATGCAAGAGGAGAAGGTAAAACTCAGTATGAAATGCAGGCTATTGTTGATGGATCTGCAGATACTGTAACTTGTACAATTTTGCCAGGCGCAGGAGAAAGTTTAACTGCTGGAAATTATGTTTATGATGTTCAAATAGATTCTGGCGCTACATTAGTTTATACACTTTTAACGGGAACTGTAACAGTAACAGATGATATTACTGGAGCAGATGATTCATAATGGTTGATGTATTACTCAATACCGACGATGTTGTTGTTATAGGCCCACCAGAGTCAATTGACTTATTGGTTGACATTGGACCACAAGGAGTTCGTGGTAGCAAATTTATCGTTGGCTCTGGAGAGCCTAATGCGCTAACAGCAAGTGGTGTTTTGTTTGGAAATACTTTAATTTTAAATGATATGTATATCAATACTGCCCCAGGAGAAAATTATGGATATATGTATCAATATATTTCTCAGGCTGGTGCAAATACTTGGGTTCAGGTTTTAAAAGTAAGTCCAGCAATCTATTCGGCTGTAGAAACAATTTCATTTACGTCTGGTGCAGCATCAATTACGATCCCAATATCAAATATAGTAACAGTTAGCGGCTCACCACTTACCGCTTCAAATTTCAATATTCAATTCAGAATTGAAGGAGCAAATCCAATTGCATCAGCAATGGAGATTCCTGCTTTAGCGGGGGCTGGAACAAACTTAGTAATAAATTTTGACGCAGTTCAATATAGCGGTGGCACTTGGTCAGCACTTACTGGAAGTAAGACAGTACATCTATTTATCTCTATAGTTTGATAAAAATGGTATAATCTTTATAGAGGTGACCACATGGCTGTAGAAAATATAGGAAACTTAGTACCAACTAAAATTCCAGCATTAAGTGATGATGCTAATATTCAAGATGCTTTAAAGGCATATCATTATGGGTCGTATGATTTTGACACGGCAGAAACTAATACGGCAAATCTTTTAAATCCATCTATTGCTTACAGCATTACTAATTTACAAACTCAAATTACTACAAAGGCTGCACTAGAAGTTGCAGCAAGGGATATTTCAAGAGCGACAACAACTGCTCCGACTGCAGCAGCATTTACAGCGTTTTCTAATACAATACCAGATGGATATGTTTGGCTAGACACAGACTCGTCCGCAGGGGTTGGATATTATGCTGCAACATCTGTTTATACAACAACCGCTCCAAGCACAAATTTAGCAAACGGACTTATATGGATTAAAAAAGGTTCAAGTCCACTTGAAATGTATGTTTATAATGGCGACACTAGCACATTTGATCAGGTGGTCTAATGCCTACAGTATTTGATTCAGACGGTAAGGCAGCCTACGTATACAATGTAGCAGATGATACTTGGTACCAAGTTTCTGGTAAGACGGATATCTCTGGAACATTTGAATGGACTGGGTTACATACACATCTTTCTAACTTTACAACCGCAGAAGCATCTGTTGCAAAAAAAGGAACTAATAACTTTCTTAATCCAGCAGCCAGAGACGCAGCAATTCCATCCCCTACTGCTGGCACAATATGTTTAATTAGACAAAATTCTGGGGGAACAACAATAAATGAAATACAAGTTTATATTGGTAGTACTTGGACAACAGTTCTTCCATCTCCAGTAGGACAAACAGACAAGTTTCTAAAAAGTGATGGTACAATATCCGTATGGGAACAAAGCCCAGACGCAATGACACAAGTTATTTTAATGATGGGAGCCTAAAATGGCAGTAACTTATAAGGTCTTAGGACAATCTAAGCCGACTGCAAATACTGCAACAACTTTATATACAGTTCCAACTGGATCTGGTAATTATGCTGTAGTTTCAACACTCTGTGTATCAAATCTTACTCAGGATGCTACATCAATTCAGGTTGCAGTTAGACCTGCAGGAGAAACTCTAGCAGACAAGCACTATATAATTTATAACGTTCAGGTTTCAGCAAATGCAACTCAAGCATATACGATTGGAATAACTTTAGGAGCAACAGATGTTGTGACTGTTCTTGATATTGGCGGAAAGTGTTCATTTAATTTATTCGGATCGGAGAATTCATAATGGCTATTGACACAACTTCAGGCTCACCAACAAGATTTCTTTCAGCATTGACATCAACTGGTAACTTTACTGTTGGTGCAGGACTTACACAAGTTTTTGTATCTATTCACGGAGCATCAGGTGGAGGTGCTGGCGGTAGCGTTGGCAATAGATACTCAGGTAGTGGTGGACAACAATCACCAGGCGGAGTAGGACGGATTGCTGGAGCATGGATTCAAGTTCTTCCAGGATCAACATATGCAGTAGCAATTGGTGCTGGTGGTGCAGGAGGAACAAGAGCACATGGACAAAGCCCAACTTCTGGTAACACAGGTGCTACAGGAGGAACAACAACTTTTGACGTTAATGCACTTGTAGTAACAGGTGGCGGTGGCGGTGCGAGCAATGCAACTGGTGCATTTCCTGCTCCCAATACTGGCAATGCAACTGGAACAACAACCTTAAGTACTCTACCTCCATCAAATACAGCCTTGGCAAGAACTGGAACGATTACAACTCAATTAACTGGTGGATCTGCAGGCGGTAATGCTGGCGGTCATAGTACTTGGGTATCAAATCCAGGTGACGGTGGCACTGGTGCTGCTGGTCAAGTATACATTTACGGGTAAAGGAAAAAAAAATGAAAACATATGCTGTTATAGAAAATAATGTTGTTACAAATGTTATAGTTGCTGCTTCAAAAGAAATTGCAGAATCGGCTACCGCATGCAATTGCATAGAAATTACAGAAGCAACAGGTATTGCACACATGGGATTAGGCTATGCTGATGGAGTTTTTGAACAACCACCAGTAGAAGCACCTGCTGAAGAGACACCCGCTTAACAATTTAATATAAAAAACCCCCAAAGGAAAAATCCAATGGGGGTATTTTTATTTTAAATTACTTTTTACATGGATATTTATCGTACCATTCTTGATACCTTTTTCCATTTACGGAACTCCATGAAGACCAATCTTTTCCACCCTTAGTCATATGTAGAGCAATTTGAGCATTCACTACTGGGTTTAATAACTCAGCATTTGAATCCAACTCAAACTTTTCTCTACGATCTGACCCTAGTTCTCCAAGCATATTTATTTGAAATACACCATAAGAACTATCTCCAGTCTTTACATTACCGTTAAAAGCAAGAGGACGGCCATTAGACTCTGCCTTTGCAATAGCACAAGCAGATCTTAAGGTCTTTCCCTCAAACCCTACATGACGTAACATATCCACCAGTTGCTCATCAGTTAAATTATGAGCATTTTCATACTTTTCTAATTTTTTCTCTTTAGAAACCAAAAAGGCCACCTTTTGGGTGGCAGACTTAACGGACTCTTTAATTAGTAAGTTGTTTTCGTTTGTTGCATTTGCAGTAGCCGAAAAAACAGTACCACAAATAACTAACGATAATACCCCTAGCCAAACATTTGCTTCTCTCATTGTAAAATACCTCCTAGAGAACAAATGCTACCAAGTAGGTAGCATGTATTAATTATAACACGAATTTGCCAATAGAGTCAAGGTTGAGTAATAAAATATAAAAATCTTTTAAATATTATGTTAGTTAATGGTATAATGATATAACTATGACCGCCTTATATAGAAATCCCAATGAATCACCAATGTCGCCTCAGCCAACGGCTCCAGCATCATATAATCTTGGAAATATACCACCACTCGTAAACTGGACGGTAGTTATAGGAGATAGTGCTTCTTTTAGAATTTATGTAGAAGATGATCTTGGAAATGAATTAGATTATACAAATGATGAAAGCGGAGATATTACTGGATGGGATATAAAAGCAGATTTTAGAAGATACACCTTGCCGAATAACGCTGATTTATTATTTAGCATAACTCCATACGCAACAGAGTTTGACGATCCAGGAGAATTCACAGTAACTATATCACCAGCACAATCTAAGCAACTAAGAACTGGTGACGTATTTGATGTTCAGTTATCTGACGCTACTCGTGTTTGGACGGTATGTCAAGGTGAAATGATTATGATAGGTGAAGTTACAGATCAGGAGTCATAATAAATGGCTACCACAAGAATTAGCAATATATCAAACCCCGTTTCCATTCAAGACATAAAATCAACAAAAACCCTTTCTAATATAAAACCCTTTAACTCAACAGCATCTAATGTTGCTTTAGGTACAGTTCTTGCTATTGCTACATTAACTAATACCGTCGCAGTTTCTGACTTAAAACCAATACCGTCAAATTTTCAAAAAGTAGACTATGCAAAAGTTATTACGCCATCATCAGTTTTACCTTTTAGACTTACAATTACAAACGTTGGTATTGAAGGATACGATCCAGCAAATCCTCCTGGAATCGGTATTCAGATAATTGGTTTTTCTAACTATATACTTTAACATAATGATATAATGGCCTCATGGCAAAGATATCAACCACCAACGTAAAGGCTCTGTTTCAAACAGGCGATAGACCAACTCAAGAAAACTATGTAGATTTAATTGATAGTACTTCTGCTAGGTCTACCGATCTTGGATCAGACGGCAACAATGAGTTAACAATTAATGGAATTGAAAACTCAACAGTGT